TATACAATTATATAAAATGGCAGTAAAATTAGGAAACGGTAATTGGGCAGTAAAAGAAGATAAGCTATTAGCATATAACGACAATAGTGGTTTATTCTTTAACAAAGAGTTTGACTTTTCAAGGGGTTCTACTGCAACGTATGTAGGTCGAGATGGTTTAATCGCATCTGCTGCATCAGGAGTACCAAGAATAGACTTTACTAATGACACTAAAGGGCATCTACTCTTAGAGCCGAGTAGCACTAATGTAATAACTTATAGCGAAGATTTTACTCAATCGAGTTGGGTAAAATTAGGTGCAGGTACAGGTACAACAGCTATTGTTACAAGTAATTACGCTATATCTCCTGATGGTACACAGAACGCATCAAGATTACAATGTGATTTAAATGGTGGCACTACAACGTCTGACCAAAGTTTAATTTACGATTTAGATGCTACAAATTCAACACAGACAATTTCTGTTTATATGAAGTCAAATAATGGTCAAAATCAAACTATTTATTTTACAAATACTTTTACAGGAGATAGTAGAGATGAGGCTTTAGTTACTACTGAATGGCAAAGATTTACGTTTACCCATTCAACTTCAAACTACACTTTTTCTTTAGGTTTAAGGGGTAATACAGGGTCAGATGATACTGCCGATATTTTAATATGGGGAGCTCAAGCCGAAGCTCTATCTTATGCAACAAGCTACATACCTACCACAGGTGCGACATCTACTCGTAATGCAGACGTATGCAATAATAGTGGCTCTGCACAAGACTTTAATTCAGAGGAAGGAGTATTGTATGCGGAGATTGCTTATTTAAGTGATACAGGAACGTATAGAACAATATCTATAAACGATGGAACTAACAACAATATGGTTGCTTTTGAAAATAGACCTGTTTCAAATCAAATTAAAGCGTTTATAAATGTTTCAGGAGTAAGTGTTATGTCTTCAACACAATCGTTAACAAATGTAAAACAATTTAATAAGATTGCTATTAAATGGAAACAAGATGATTTTGCTTGGTGGGTAAATGGTGTGCAAATACACGAGGATTTAAGCGGTTCAACCTTTGCAAGTGGAGTTTTGAATAAACTAAATTTTAACAACGGAATTGAGAACTTTCCATTTGAAGGCAAAGTAAGAAACGTACAAGTATTTACAGAAGCTCTTACAGACGAACAATTAGAAAAATTAACAAGTTAGTATGTACGATAAAGCATCAATAGCGTTAATACCAAGTGGTGTAAATGACGGAACACTATATTCTGTCTTACCTGTTAATGGTAACGGAGATTTTACGCACACAAGAGGTTCGACTGCGACACGAGTAAACAAAGATGGACTTATAGAATCAGTAGCTACAAACGTACCACGCTTAGACTATCCACTAACAAATGGCGTAGTAGGAGATTGTCCTCATTTGCTTTTAGAACCGAGCTCGACTAATGTTATACAAAATTCAGAAATTACATCTACTTGGACTTACACAGAGTATGGTAGTGGTAGTGCAGGAACTATAACAACAGGTAAAACTGATATGTTTGGTGGCACAAATGCAGTGCAAATTGATTTTCCATCTGATGCCGAAAATGTGTCTTTTACGTTTGGTCAAACAACATCCTCTATATCATCAGGTAGCGTTTCTTTAAGTCTATATATAAAACTTGTTGAAAGTAATGCTAAAACATTACAGTTTAGAGCTTCGTCTAATGCAGTTTCATTGATTAATGTTAATAGTACAGATTTTGTAAGGTATGAAATGACAGGAACTAAAAACTCTTCGGAAGCATTTAATGTTAAATTGCGACCAAGCGCAGGTACTTCAGGTGGTGGTTTTTCAATTATTGTTTGCCACCCACAAGAGGAAGCAGGAAGCTATCCAACTTCATATATACCAACAAATGGCGAAACAAATGGTGTAACACGCTCAGCCGACTTTTGTATAAATTCAGGAACAAGTGCCGATATAAACAATGAAGAGGGGGTTTTGTTTGTTGAAAGTGCAGCACTTGCAGACGATTTAACTTTTAGACAAGTTACCTTAAATGATGGTAGTTCAAATACTATATTAATTGGTTATAGGACAAATTCAAATAGGATATATGCACAATTAGTGAGCAATAATGTTTCACAAGCGTTTATAAGTTATGATGTTACTGATATTACAGAATTTCATAAAATAGCTTTAAAATACTCAACTAATAGTGTTCACTTATGGATTGATGGCGTAAAAAGAGCTTCAGATACAAGTGCAACTATGCCATTAGCTTTAAATAATTTAGATTTGCAAAGTACAACAGGAAGCGCACAATTTTTTGCAAAAACAAAACAGGTAATAGTATTTAACGAAGCACTAAGCGATAGCGAATTACAAACACTAACAAGTTAATTAAATTAAAATGAAGTATATATTTAAGAAATATGAATTTGACAGTCAAAGCCAAGCTGAAACAAGGATAGCTGCTTTGCCATCAGTAACCGATGAAGATGGGAACGAAAGCCCATCACACAGCCATACAGTTGTAAAGCTCGGTTATTTGTGGACTACCGAACCTACCTACAACGAGGAAGGCGAAGTAGAAACAGAAGGCGTAGCATCTGATATGTATTCGGTTGACGTACTATGGAAAGCAAGTGAAATCACAGAAGTTGACGAAGATGGAGAATCTACTGTAAGCTATCCTTACGGATGGTCAAGCAAGGAGATATCTGTCGAAGGAAACGGAGTACATACATTTGCAGGTTGGAACTTTAACGAATAGAATTATGGACACTACAAGTTTAAAAGTTTATTTAATGAACTTGTCTACAATGACAATAACCACAATCGACCAAATAGAAAGTGCTTTGAAAATACTTTTGCTTGTAGTTACTATTGGGTATACTATTCAAAAATGGTACGAGATTAAAAAGAAATGATTAAGGATAAAGACTTACGAGGGTATTTAGGAGCTGGGATTATATTTTTCCTTGTGATGGGTCTATTGCTATTTTTGGCGTTCTATGAGATACCTGACACAAATAACGATATTTTTAAAGTTATAGTCGGTATGCTCGTTGGCTCCCTGTCAGTTGTCATCTACACTTTCATCGGCAAGAATCCTGAAGAAGTCTCAGAGCTACAAGCAAAGAGCCAAAGCCTAGAGGTAAAAGTAAAGCAGTTGGCAGAAGAAAAAGACAACATTGAAAGTTTGCTAAGAGACTTACAAAGTGATGTGATAGATAAACTATCAGTCACAGGGCAGAATTTCAAATATAAACAATGCGAAAAATAAGTAAATTTATTATTCACTGTACAGCAACAAAAAAAGATTTTGACGTAACGGTTGAGGATCTTAAAAAGTGGCACGTTGAGGAGAGAGGTTGGAAAGACATAGGCTACCATTTCTTTATAGACTTAAAAGGAGAGGTACACGAATGCCGACCAATAGAGCAAACTGGAGCTCATACTAAAGGACATAACTTTGATAGTATAGGAATAGCGTATGCGGGAGGACTGGGTAGCGATAGTGCGTGGCACGATACTAGAAGCGAAGATCAAAAAAATGCTTTAGAAGATCTACTTTGCTATTTAAAAATACAATACCCTCAGGGCAAAGTATATGGCCATAGAGACTTTAGCGAAAAGATGTGTCCGAGCTTTGATGCTAGAGCCGAGTACGAATGGGTAAGTAATCAGTTTTGAAATATAAGATCGTTACAAAGGTCAAAAGACCTAAAAAGAAAAGACCTAATGTGCATAGTAAAAACGCTAGTAAAGGACAGATAGGATATAAAAAGAAATATAGAGGGCAGGGGCGATGAAAAAAGTTTTTGAGTTTATTACTGGGGATATTATAAAATCAATCGGTAGTGTAATAGATGACCTATTTACTAACGACGAGGAGAGAATAGAGGCTAAAAATAAAGTCTTTGAGATCCTAAAGGAAAAGGAGCTTGAACTTCGTAAAATGCAGACCGAGGTAATTGTAACGGAGGCAAAGGGGAATTGGTTGCAAAGATCTTGGCGACCTATATTAATGCTAGGCTTTGGTTTTATAGTAATGTATAATAAATTTTTTGCACCTGCATTTGGATTACCTAACGCTGAATTAGAAAACGAATTTTGGAATTTACTTCAACTGGGCGTTGGAGGATACGTTATTGGACGTAGTGCTGAAAAGATTGCGAAAGACGTAATAAAAGCAAAAACTTGATTTTGTCAAAAATTTAATATAACTTGCCTAACGTTAATTGCTACGGCTACTATTTTAGCCAACTAAAAAAGGCTAAAAAGTTATATAAATATGTTTAGGCACTAAAACTATGCAAATGAATTTTGATTTAAAAATAGACTACTTAGGTAAAAAAGAAGTTAAAGGAGATACAGAAAAAGATATGTATAATCTAACCTTTAAGACCTATAACTCTGAGATTAAAGGCAAATTCGAGAAGTCTGAGATACGTCATATTATACAGATATTAGATAACGCAGTAATATAATGCCTAGAAAACCAAGTCGTAAGTCTTTAGTAGCTAAAGCTGATAAGGTTTTTAGTGAGTATATAAGACGTAGAAACGCTAATCACAACGGTATTACTGAGTGCTTCACTTGTGGTAAGCAAGACCACTGGAAAAACTTGCAATGCGGACACTTTCAATCTCGTAAGCATTACTCTACTCGATGGAATGAGACTAATTGCCAAGTACAATGCTCAAGTTGTAATGTATTTAGATACGGAGAGCAGTATAAGTTTGGTGTAAATTTAGATGCTAGTTTTGGGCAGGGAGTCGCAGAGGATCTCGATATATTAAGTAAAAAGATAGTTAAATTTTCTAACGATGATCTAATCGAGTTAGTACGTTTTTATGAAAAGAAACTTGCGGAGTTAAAATAAAAGCGTATATTTGAGTAAGTCTTTTAAGTTATCTAACTTTGTTGTAATTAAGGGGAGCGGTTAAACGTTCCTCTTTTTTTTTGCTATTGGTATATTTTTTTTATATATTAGCTATCGATAATAAATACAATAGTATATGTATAAAGAGCAAATTTTAATTAAACTAAGCGAGGAGGATAAGAGTTATCTAAAGCGTGAGGCAGATAAGCAACGGCTATCTGTAAGCTCTTACGTTAGGCATAGGATCTTTAACCCTGAGCAATATAAAAACAGAGATTATGATTTATAATGATGACTTAATGAGGCTTCGCAATAGCGAGGTTACTGCTTTAAGGTCTGAAATTAAAAGACTTAAAAGCAAGATAGAATTTTTAGAGGCACAAATAGAGGTGGCCAGAGAAGTAACATTTAATAAGTAAATAATGAAAACAAGTAAAGTAAAAACAATCGTAAGTATTAAACCTTATAAAACAGACAATGGTACATTGTATTACCATAACCTAGAACTCGAAAACGGAGAAAAAATAAATATAGGTAAGAAAAAAGAACTGCAAGTCGGATGGAGTGTTACATACGAATTAGTACAAGATGGAGATAAGCACGAGTATCCTAAAGCAAAGCCTTTAGCGCCACCCCCTCCTAGTACAATGACTGGTAGCAAAGACGAGTTAATTTTGCGACAGGTAGCTTTTAAAGGTGCTATTGAATTAACTAGTAGCGGTAAGATAGGTTTAAGCGAAATAGAAACCTATACAAATAACTTCTTTAATCTTTTAAAACAATAAAAATGAGTGAAATTATAAAAGGAATGTTTGTTAATGAGGGCAATGTAGATTTTGTATTGCATAAACTTAAATTTGATGTAGCTGAGTTTTCTCAAATGCTAGTTACTTATAAGGATGTATTTGAGGCTAATAACGGTAAAGGAGAGATTAATATTTTAAAATCTAAAAAGATTAATCCTAAGACTAATAAGCCTTACGTTTACGCATCTTTAAGTACGTGGAAGCCTACGCAAAGCGAAGATAAAGTAGAGGTATCACAACATCTCGCATCGAGAGAGGCAGACAATGATCTGCCATTTTAATTAGGTTAAAAATAGGGGGCGTAATTGCCCTCTTTTTTTTATTAAAAAATTTTATTATAACTTTAAGAAAAATTAAACAAACAAATGTTAGTAAACTTTCAAGACTTAAAAAGCAAACTAAACGATATTAGAACTGGAAAAATAAAAGAGGGGGAGCGTGTTGGCGTAGATGCTATTGACGACTATTTGCGTTTTAAAGAGGGAAACTTTAACGTAATTCTAGGACACGCTAACGTAGGTAAAACAACTGTGGTGCTTTATCTAATGTTATTAATAAGTAAAAGGCTAGGTAAAAGATGGCTTGTCTTTTCCTCCGAGAATGAGGCTCATAGTATTGCTAGGAAGCTTATAGAGTTTTTAGAACAAGCACCGATTAATAAAATAGATAAAGAAACTTACGAAGGACACTTAAATTATGTTAGTGAATATTTTAAAATAGTAGATGCAACTTCGTTATATACTTATAGACAATTAATTGAACTTGCTGTATCTTTAAAAAAAGCGTGGGATTATCAAGGGCTTTTAATTGATCCATATAATAGTTTAGTAAAGGATCCCGAAATGAGTAAAAGCATTGGAGGTCACGAATATGACTATCAAGCTTGTACTGAGTTTAGGATATTTTGTAAAAAATATAATATAGCAATTTGGTTAAATACACACGCAAATACAAATGCCTTACGAAATAGACATAGCATTGGTCACGAGTACGCAGGACACCCGATACCTCCAATGGCAAGTGATGTGGAGGGGGGCGGAAAGTTTGTCAACCGAGCCGATGACTTTATCGTCATACATCGTTACATACAGCACCCTACCGATTGGCCATACTCACAGATACACGTTCGTAAAGTAAAAGAAATAGAAACAGGAGGGCGACCAACTGCTATTGATGATCCTATAAAGATGCGCAGTATTATTGGCAATGTAGGATTTGAAATTGATGGACAACCTTTACTAGATAAACCTATAAGAGAACAATCTAACATACCCTTTTAATGAAGCAAAAGAAATATACTCAAATGCAACGTATTGAGAGACTGGAGAAAGCAGTAGCAAATCTATATATGATTATTCAGGCTATGTTAGAAAAAAAAGACAACAAATGAATGGATTACATATTGAGCAAGTATTTATTAGCGGAGTAATGCTAGGTATATTATACGATGAAGACTACGACGATGACAGTAATGTAAGGTATAAAAGACTTACGTTCTGTCTAATGATAATAGGTATAAAGTTTACGTGGTGGTAAAAGTTTTAGAGGTAATGGCAAAATCCCATAGTAAGTGGGTTCGAGTTGCAAAGTCTTTTGGTCTGACTGAGGAGGCAGAAGATTTGGTTCAAGATATGTATTTAAAGATCTACGACTGGAAGGGAAAGTATAATAAAACTTTGATGTTTAACAAAAGCGAGGTAAATCATTACTTCGTTTTTTTGGTATTACGAAATCTGTATTTAGATAGGTGTAAGAAACAAAAAAAAACGGTACGGGTCGAGGAGAAGTATAGTAAAATTACTACACTTTTTAATAGCCTAGAATATGAGCAAGAGTTAGAAATAATAAAAGACGAAATAAACTCGTGGCATCTATACGATAGAAAAATATACGAGTTGATATATAAAGAGGGGTACTCAATGCTAGAGTTATCAAAAAAGACTGGTATCGATTACTACTCTATTTATAGAACTAAAAATAAAATAGATAAGTTACTACATAAAAAACTAAAAAAATGAGAATTAAACTATCAGCAGAATTTAAAGAAAGCGTTTTAAAAAACGTAAAAGAAAATAACGCAGGTAAGCGATATGCAGATAATGGATCTAAAAAGGATCAGTATATCGGTATGCTAGGAGAAACAGCCTTAAAAAATTATTTTAAAATTAAATACGAACCTTTGGATGACAAAGGGGATTGCAGCTTTCATTATTATGGCCGTAAGATAGATGTAAAAACAATGGCTATTAATGTAGATCCTGACACTGAGTTTGTAAATAGTTTTAAAGCTAATGAAAAAAATACGCAGGCAGATACTTATATTTTTACTAGTTTTAATCAAAGAACGTCAGAGCTGTTTATACTCGGATGGGTTTCTTTAGATGAACTTTTAGAAAAAACTAAAAAAGGAAAAAAGAAAATTAATCTTTATAAGATTAAAAATAAAGACCTTAATCCAATAAGTACGTTATGAGACTGGGCGACTTAGTTTATACCATTACTCGATATACTGGTGTTAGGTGGATAGTAAAACGTATAAGTAAGTGGAGAGGTAAGGACTGCGGTTGCGATCGTAGGCGTAAAGAGTGGAACGATATCGAATTAAATGTAGGGGATAAATGGAAAAACTGGATCGGTTAGACTGGGAGCAGTTTAGAGCGGATGTAAGAAACAAACTTAATCAAGATCAATTTAACTTGGTCTGCACTTTACACGCTAAATACTATAATCACTCTTTTTATAAACCCTGCACTTGCAATCCTAAAACTATCAAGACTTGGATAGCGCAGTTAAACGACATCTATGACAAGGATAGAAACAACTAATAAGTTTGAACAAGCACTAATTTGGGCATTAAATACTTTTGACGATTGGCAACTGGAATGGGTTGGCGATAAAAATCTTTGCTACGATGCTAAGGGATTTACTCCTAAAGGAAAAAAATGCGTTATAGAGTTTAAGTTTCGTAATAAATGGTATCAGACAAAACTACTAGAGAAATACAAATACGATAAGCTAATGGCGTTAGACGACGATATTGTGAAGATTTATTACGTTAGTGATCTAAAAGGATCGTATTGGTTTTGGCTAGATAAATTAAAAGAAATGGAGGTATTTTCAAAAAATTGCCCAAGTACTTCATATTGGAATAGCAATAAAAAAAACAAAGAAGTCTATCTGTTGACCGAGGATCAAGCTAGTATAGTTCACAAAAGTTAATCATTTTTTTTATTAAATTTTTTGGATAAGTCTCAAAAAGAGTTATCTTTGTATAACAAAAGTATATGAACGATAAAATAAATAACTTAAAGGATCTTCAGTATTACGGAAATATAGAGCTATTGTCAAGCGTTGTATTGGAGGCTATTAAAAAGCAAGAGACACCTAAACTGGTGGAGATGAGTAAGGCTATAAGTCAGATAACTTTCTACGTAAATAATCTGCAAGAGGATCGTAAAATGTATAATAGATCTTTGAGCGAATATAGGATAGATAGAAATAGAGCAATAGAGAGAGCAAGACGTGCCGAAAAAAAAATCGAGAAACTAGAGCAGGAATTAAAAAAGTTTAATATCTTTAACACCTAAATTAAAAATAATGGGAGCAACAAAACAATTACATTTAGAGACTTTTCAAGAAAAGTTCAACTATTTAAAGAGTTTACCTTATAGAGATCTAGTAGCTATTTGGCAAGATCACGATCACGAGTTGAACGCTTTAGCAGATTTACTGCTAAATGAATATCCGTATTAAGATGAGAACAAAAACAGGATTATATATCGTACATAGTGGAAAAATAGTAAGCGTGTACACCGAAGACGAATGGTATAAAATTCAACACCTAGTTTGGTGGGATAACGTAAAAAAGATTTTTCGATGGGAAAAATAACACTACTAGACGATAAAGAATATCAAATAGACAAACTCCTAAAAAAAATGGAGGACGACGATTTCTACTATGGAGATCTTTCAAACTTAGCTTTGAGCAGTAGTGCAATTAAATTACTATACGAAAGTCCTAAAAAGTATTATTACGTTAAGAAATACGGAGGAGGGTCTTCACAGGGATTGCGAGACGGTTGGCTGTTGCATTGTCTTTTGCTAGAGCCTGAAAAATTTAACGAGCAGATCTTTGTCGATGTACAAAGCAAGAACTCTAAAGCCTATAAACTGGCCGTAGAGGAACACGGAACGGTATATACTGCTAAAGAGAGATCCGATGCAGAGAGACTGGCAGACGCTGTACTAAAAAACGAACAGGCGTTGAGACTGATGACGAACTGCGAATACGAGGTGCCAGTTATTGGCGAAGTGATGGGTATGCCCTTTAGAGGCAAAGCAGATATATTATGCGATAACGCTATTACAGATATTAAGACTACAAATGATATTAAGGGCTTTCCTTATAGCAGTTTCAAGTATGGTTATGATATTCAAGTTTTTCTTTACTGCGAACTATTTAACGTGCCTTATAGCGAGTTTCGTTTCCTAGTGATAGATAAGGGTACACTCGATATTGCAATATATGATTGCGATGAAAGTTTTTATATGCAGGGTGCAAGTAAAGTTGAAAAGGCAATAGATACCTACGTTACTTATTTTATGCAAAATGATGTAGAGGTAAACGATTATATAATTAAAGGAACATTAACAGGAAGATGAGAAAAAGAGAATTTGAAAAAATAGCAGAACGTTTCGAACTGGAGTTTGGATACAAATTTTTAAAGAAAACAAGAGAGAGGGAAAAAGTAGAGGCAAGAGCTGCACTAATATTCTATCTTAAAAAGTTTAGGTATTTAAGTCTATACGAAATAGCAAGATTAATAGAGCAGTATTGCGGGTGGAAACCAAATCACGCTACTGTACTTCACGCTACTGTTAACTATGATATGTACGCTAAATTTAATAGGAGGATAGATGACGTTTTAAAAGCCGTTATAGGATACTACGAAAAGGATAGTGATAAAACTAGGTATATTAAACAGAACATTGAAAAGATGCCTAGCGAAGTGATAAAGAAAATACACAATGAAGTAGTAAGGGAGTACGATAAGATCCTAGACGAAGATCCTGTAAAAACAACATAACAAAATCGTTATATAGATATGCAAACAACTAAAGTACCTATAAGCAGTATTAATCTTAATCCTAGTAATCCAAGGGTCATTAAGGATTATAAATTCGAAAAGCTAGTAAGATCTATTAGGGAGTTTCCAAAGATGCTAGAACTACGACCTATTGTAGTAAATGAGGATAACGTAATACTGGGAGGTAATATGCGTTACAGGGCTTGCGTGGAGGCAGGGTTAGAGGACGTATATATAGTACAGGCTAAAGATCTAACCGAGGAGCAACAAAAGGAGTTTATAGTAAAAGACAACGTTTCTTTTGGAGATTGGGATTTTGAGGTACTGGCAAACGAATGGGATATTAAAGACCTAGAGGACTGGAGCGTTAAAGTACCTACTATAAAAGATACCGAGTTATTAAGTGGACTCGAATATAAATCAATGTACTACGAGCCAAAAGAAAAACCTGAACTGAAACTGGAGTGGTGCTTAAACTTGGATAAGTATAACGAAAAGGTAAAAGCGTTGGACGAGTTTGATCTAACAGACAAACAAAAAGAAACCCTAAAAACCTTTGCGTATAGATTTATAAAGATAGACTACGAGAGCGTAGCAAACTACTATTATTTTAATGCTACCGAGGAAGAGCAAAAAGCGATAGAGAGATTGCGACTCGTTCTTACAGACGATGGCGTTAACGGATTTGTAGAGGACGATTTATTGCGTATATATAATTTTACAGACGAGGGCTTTGAATTATGATCGATATATTAATACCTAGCTATCACAGGCCTTATAACGTAAAGACTGCTAAGTACTTTTTAAAAAAGGGGTGGGATCCCAAGAAAATACATATCGTTATAGACGATGAGGCAGACGATAGGGAGGACTACGAAAACGAAACAGAGTTACTGGGCTGTAATTTGCATATCTTTAATATGGAGGAGGCTAGGGCTCGTTTTGATTATGTGCATAGACCAAGTGTAAGCAGGAGATCTGCAGGACAGGCTCGTAATATGTTTTACGATTTGGTAAAGGATCTAGGTATTAACTTCTATTTAGTGATAGATGACGATACTACGAATTACCAAGTTAGGCCGTATGCTGTCTATACTAGGTCGGCTAATGGCGAGGATCTAGTCAATGTTTTTGATGCGATAAGGGAGTTTATGGTTAAAAGAAAAATAGGCGTATTTGGATTAAGTCAGACTGGCGATATGTTTGCAGTACCGTATCTAAACGTTCTAAGAAACAAGGTAATGAATACAACCTTTATAAATACTAAATACATATACCGAGGAGAGAGAGGGATACAAGATAACGATACATCGCAATTCGTTGGTATTATGAATGAGGGATACTTTACTGGATCTTTAGCAAGTGGTCTAGTATTAGCCCAGACTGCAAGTGCAAAGCAAGATGGAGGTTTAACGGATCTATATAGAGAAAATAAACTACTAAACAAATCCCTAGTAACACCTATACAGTTTCCAACTGCAATACACGCAGAGAAACAAGAGAAGAATGGAGGGAGGTTGCATCATAAAATAAATGCTCGTTACCTTTATCCTAAAATACTAAAAGGCAAGAGAAATAACATCGCTTGGGATAGCTACCCCGAGGACGTACCCTTTACTAATGAACCAAAAAGAAAATGAGAAAAAGCGAACATACCGAACATAATAAAAAGCAATACTTAGAAGCGTTAGAAAAAAGCTTAGGAGTAAAGACTACAGCCTGTAAGATTACAGGAGTAGGTAGGACAACAGTTTACGATTGGATTAAAGATGACGAGGAGTTTCGTAAAGCTGTCGATGAGATTGAGCAAGTAGCTTTGGACTTTGTGGAAAGCAAACTATTTGAGCAGATACGAGGAAACAATACACCCTCTACTATATTCTATTTAAAAACAAAAGGCAAGAAAAGAGGATACGTAGAGAGACAGCAAATGGATCTTAACTTTGAAGGCACTAAACTATTTGACGTACAAATTATAAAAGGAATTGACGACGATAAAGAGTAATATCGTTTTTGAGCATCTAGAAAAGAGCAAAAAGAAAATCGTAGTTGAACAAGGCGGAACTAGGAGCGGGAAGACTTATAACATTCTTTTGTGGATTATAGCTAGTTACTGCGTTAAAAATACTGGAAAGACAATAACGATAGTGCGTAAGACTTTCCCTGCGGTAAGGGGTACGGTTATGCGTGATCTATTTGACATACTTAAATCCTATGGTCTTTATTACGAGGAGTTTCATTCGAAAAGCACTTACGAGTATTTTCTAAATGGTAACCGTATTGAGTTTATTAGTTTAGATCAACCGACTAAGATACGAGGACGTAAAAGAGATTTACTTTTTATTAATGAGGCTAACGAACTAAACTTTGAAGATTGGCAACAACTTATATTTAGAACTACGGAGAAAATAGTTATCGACTATAATCCTAGCGAGGAGTTTCACTGGATCTACGATAAGGTACTGGAGAGAGACGACGTAGAGTTTTATCAGACCACCTATAAAGACAATACCTTTTTGAGTGAGGTAATCGTAAAAGAGATAGAACGACTAAAGCATATAGACGAGGAGTATTGGCGTGTCTATGGTCTAGGAGAACGAGGGCGTAGTAGATCTCTAGTATTTAACTTTACAACCACCCCGAGTATCCCTCCGACTGCAAAGCTAATAGGGAGAGGTCTCGACTTTGGATTTTCTAACGATAGTTCTGCGTTAGTGGAGACGTATATTGAGGGCGATAATATGTACGCGAGAGAGTTGATCTATCGAACTGGAATGACCAACCAAGATCTAGGAAACGAATTTAAAAGATTAGGTCTAGATAGACGAGACGAGATTTGGTGCGATAGCGCAGAGCCTAAAAGCATAGAGGAATTAAACCGAATGGGCTTTAATACCAAAAGGACTTATAAAGGATCTATAAATATCGGTATAGATATGATAAGGAGGTACAAGCTTTACGTTACTGACGATAGTATAAATATGATAAAAGAGTTACGAAACTATAAGTACGTGGAGGATAAGAACGGACAGCTAACTAACAAGCCAGTTGATGCCTTTAACAATAGCCTTGATGCCCTGCGTTACTCTGTTGTAAATAAGTTAGGGCGACCCCAGTACGGAAAGTACTACATAAAATAATTAAATTTTTTTAATAAAAGTTTGGTAGTTACTCAAATAGGTGTATCTTTGTGTATCAAAATATAACAAAATGATAGTTAAAAGAACGTTTATTACAGCTAAAAAAGTAAGAGTCACTAAAGGTACAGAGGTAGAGGTTATACCTTTTATCGGAGTTACTGGTGCTAAACTTGGAAAAGTAATCGGAGACAACTTCGAAATGATTACTACAATGGGAGTTATTAATAAATTAATCACAGAGTAAGATGCAAGTAGAATTTGAAATAAAAAAGTATAACGTAGATATTTACTACCAAGGAAAATACTTTGGTTGCTACGAATTAGAAACTCCCGATCGTGAGGTAATGGGATACCAAGGTAGACGTACAGAGATCCTGTCTGAAGATTGGTCTTATAAAAATAAAAGACTTAAAAAAGGTACGGAGGTAGTAACGGAATGCGTTGCTATCTGTGGTAAAATAAAGGGAGACTTTAAAGAGCGTATGCGAGTACTGGCTCAAAGCAGAGCAGTTTTTAACGACTAGAGTTTGGTAGTTATTAAAAATTGTTTATATTTACATATCAATTTAAAACTTAAAAGATGAGACAATTTAAAAAATACAAGCAAAATTTAAGAGTAGTAAACTGGAATGGAGCAGACTACGTTATGAGTTACACTACTAGAGTGGCAAAGATAGACTACGCTACTAAAACTCTAGAGCAACTAGGCTACTGGAGTATGACTACGCAAAAGCATATAAACTATGCTGCGGATCAATTAGGACTGGATTTAATTAGAGACTAATGGAAAATAAATACAAGTTTGTGGAGTGGTCTTTAATAGGGATACTCCTTACAATAATTATAACACTACTAAATACTTTGAAATGAGAACACAGTTAGACGATTTAAGAGACGATTTAGAGCATACTAGAAACGCTTTAGCACACCTAGAGTCAAAAGGACTAAAGGGAAACGATGACTATAAGCACCTTAAACTAGACGAGGAGTGGATAGTATCAACTATAAACAATATACGATGAATGAGATATTTATACTAAGAACAATACAACTACACAGCACAAATGGTGTGGTGCATATCGAAAGTATTGGTTACGGAAAAGAAGATGGTGCGTATATAGAATTTGATGCTCGTGCCTTGCTAGATGATATACCACACCTTTATAGAATGGCTAAACAAGCAATAGCTATGGAAGATGCACATACGGAAAACAAATATAGAGATATGATGAAGCAAATTAATAAAGACGTTAAACGACCTGTGGGCAGACCGCCTAAGGATTAGAGTTTTATTTTGTTAGGAGAGAGGTTACGAAAGTAGCCTCTTTTTTTTTGCGTATATTTAAAAACTTTCTAACCATAAGCGTTATATAAATATGGAAATTAAAATAAGCGTTCCTACGAGTCTATCGGATATTACATTAAGGGAATATAAGCAGTACGAGAGGATTATAAATACAAACGATAAGGACGAGTATAGCGAGAGGTTTATCAATACTAAAATGGTAGAGATCTTTTGCGGTATAACTTACGAACAAGCATCTGCTATGACTCTTGTCGATTTTGAAAGAATAGTAGTGCAGCTATACGATATACTGCAAGAAACTCCTAAACTGGTTAGACGCTTTAAAATGGGCGATAGTGAGTTTGGTTTTATACCAGACTTAGAGCGAATGACCTTTGGCGAGTACGTAGATCTAGATACTTATATACACGATATGAGTAATATCGAAAAAGCAATGGCAGTATTGTATAGACCGATAAAATATAAGAGTAAAGAAAAATACGAGATCTATCCCTACGAGGGGGATCTTTACCACGATGCGATGTTAAATATGCCAATGAGTGCTGTCGTATCTTCAATACTTTTTTTTTATCATTTAGGGATCGACTTGTCGAACGCTATGATGAACTCTTCGGAGGTGGAGGATCCAGCACTACTAGCGCAGTTGCGGGCTTTGGGAAAAAGTGGAACTGGTATCAATCCATATACGCCCTCGCTAAAGGAGATATTAGGAGATTTGATGCTATAACCGAACTCGGAGTTAATGAGTGTTTAACGTTCCTAGCATTTGAAAAAGAAAAGAACGAACTAGAAAGCAAACAGATAAAAAAGAAATTTAACTAATGGCAGTAAATGAAAATATAGGAGCGCAGAGTTATCTTCAAGTCGTAGAGATCCTACGAGACGAACTACTAAACGACCCTAATATAACTACCGTAACAACTGGAGATATAAGCGATATAGACTTATCAAAGCAAACTATGTTTCCATTAGCTCATATCGTAGTAGGTAATGCTAGATTTGAAAGCAGTATAATTACTTATAGCGTAACAGTTCTATTAATGGATATCGTTCACTCGGATACTACCGATGAGCCTAGTATCTATCAAGACGATAACGAACTCTATGTTTTAAATACTATGCTAAATATAGGAAACCGATTAACGGATAAACTATTTAACGGAAACCTATATGACGGAAATACTTACGTAGATAGAGGGTCGGTAACTGCAGAGCCGTTTACAGATCGCTTTGAAAATTTAATGGCAGGATGGGCTTTTAGTTTTGATCTAGTAACACGAAATAATATAGATCGATGCAATTCTTAAACGTAAATCAAGTACTGCAAAAATGGGGCAAGTACGTAGTACAGCAATCTCGTAGTAATCTTACTAAAGCAAAAAAAGGTTATGAGAACAAACTATATAAGAGTCTCGGCTATAATGTACTGGAAAAGAAAAACGCAACGGAAGTATCCTTTACTATGCTCGACTACGGAAAGTTTGTCGATAAAGGGGTGCGAGGTAAAGATCCTAGCAAGGTTTCTCCAAATGCTAAAATAACAGGGCAACAAGCACCTAATTCTATTTATCGTTTTGGTAGTGGATCTGCAAGGGGTACGTGGGATAGCTTTGTAGAAAAGATGAGTGTTTGGGCTAAGTCTAAAAGATTAAGATTAAGAGACGAAAAAGGAAAGTTTGCAAAAGGTAACTACGAAGCTATTGGATATATAGTAGCAAAGAATATTTATAGTAGAGGTATAAAGCCTACTATGTTTTTTACAAAACCCTACGAAAGAGCTTTTATTAAATACGATAAAGACCTAGCAATAGCAATCGGAATGGATATGGCTAATGAAATAAAAAAAGAATTTAATGGCAACTAAGATAAACGTAAGAAGTCCGTTTTATAAGAAAACAGAAGATAGCAGTTTAGCAAGTGCTACAATGGAGTTGTACATCTATACAGGTGTACTAACAACAGACAAACCAGCTTCGCCACAATATACTATAACCAAGAACACGATAGACTCGAATACTTATGTAGTGTTTGAGATTAGCGAACTTGTAAGGGATTATCTAGAAATAGAGTTTGATGGTGAATACGACAGCCAAACAGTATGGGTAGAATCTGATATAACACAATACCCTTTAGCAGATGGTGGTGGCACAGCTATTGATACTGATAACAACAACTATATAGCGTTCGATGGTTATGGTTACTTTCACGAGGGTACAAATCCTCAGCTATCAAGAGGGCTATTACTATCAAACAATACTATATTCAGACTAAACGATAGCAACGTAAGAATCCCTGTATTTACAGAGGACACTAATAGCGTGTCATTTTTCTATCAAGGTGTTGAGAAACGAACTATCGCAATAAGCAGCTCTACAAATACAAACGCACAGATAGACTACGTTACAGTTAGTGGCTCTGATAATACCGACACTTATGAGGAAAGAGTTTTAGCTGATGGGGGTACACTTGAAACCTCAAGATGTTTAACAGACTTCCTGAATCAATTAGATATAGGTCTTGTAGATGAGGTTTACATAGCAACAGACGATAGCGTAGAGGTGGTTAAGATATTAAGCACAGAGGAATGTAAATACGAACCCTACAAAGTTACATTCGTCAATAAGTTTGGTGCTTTGCAAGACTTGTGGTTTTTTAAGAAGTCAGTAGAATCAACAAACGTAACCTCTGAGCAGTTTAAGGCATCTATATTCGACCAATCTACTCTAAGCTACAAAACGTATAAGCATCAGCAACAGGCGTTCTTAGCACAGGGTAAGGATAGAATCACAATGAACACAGGATACGTTAATGACGACCATAACGCTGTATTAGAGGAATTGTTAATAAGTGAGCAGGTGTGGTACACAGAAATAACAGAAACAGAGGAAAAAGTTATTCCTGTTATCCCATTAACCAAATCAATCACATACAAGACAAGTGTTAACGATAAACTTGCAAACTACACAGTAGAGTTTGAACACGCTTTTGATAAGATAAACAACATTAGATAGTGCAGAGCATACAGCTATATATTGAGAATCAAAGAGTGGATATGTTTAAAGACGAAAGCGTATCTATCACTCAGTCTATTCAAAACGTCAAAGATATCGCTAAGGTATTTACAGAGTTTACAAAGACGTTTACTCTGCCTGCATCTAAAGCAAACAACAAGATATTCAAACACTACTATAACTTTGATATCACAGGGGGCTTTGATGCGAGAACAAAAAAAGATGCCACACTTGAACTAAACCATTTGCCATTTAAAAAAGGTAAGATTAAGTTAGAGGGTGTTGACTTGCAGAATCGCAGACCTAAGTCATATCGCATTACATTCTTTGGTAATACAGTAGAGCTTAAAGATTTATTAGGAGAAGATAAGTTAGATGCCTTAGACTGGCTTAATAACTTTACTTTAAACTATGATGCAAATAATGTTAAATTTCGAC